AATAAAGATATTAAATCCTTTACCATATTTTCGTTCGTATAATGAAAACTTAAATCTTGTGGTTTTGGTTTCATTTTTAAAAAGAATCGTTTTCTAATTCTTTGGTTATTGCTTTATGTCCTTTATCTTCTACTCTTTTTATTGGAATAGAATCTAATTCTACTTTTTCTGTAAAACGAGCTATTGTTTTATCAAAATTCATTTTAATATCTATTCCGCCTTCGCCCATTCTATTTTTCTCTATTGATAAAATTATATTATCTTCGGTTGCTCCTTGCCGCTTATTATTCCAAATTATCAAATAAACATCTGCGTTTTGATAAATAGTTGAACTTGATTTTGCATCATACATCGTCACTCTTGGGCTTGTTCCTGATGGCTTTCTAACGTGAGAAATTAATAGTACTGGTATTTTTATATCTACTGCTAAATTTTTAAGTTGTGAAATAGCGTCGCTTGTATTCTGAACAACATAATTAATGTCAGCCACGAATTTTTGCAAATTATCTATTGCTATAAAATTGATATTATGTATTTTTACAGAAGCGTCGCTTAATTCTATTATTTTTTTAGTGTTAATATCTGCTTGTGCACCAGAATAAAAATATAGTTGGTATGATGCAAATTGTCTTTTTATGTTTTCCCATTCTTCAGGATCACTTCGTAAATCATCTATTTTCTTACCTGATTCTATACACATCATTCTTAAGATATAGAACATTATTTTCCCTTCAAGAAAATAACAAAGACATTTTTGACCATTTTTAAGAAACTCATTTATTGTATTTAAAACCCAACTCGTCTTTCCTATGCCGGATTGTCCCGACAAAATAATCAAATCTTCTTCTTTAAATCCATTTAAATGTGCGTTAAGTTTTGTGTAAGGTAACCTCATTCCACTAAGCGATCCTTCACTATCAAACCAGCTATCAAGATTTTCAATATAATCAGAAATAGAACTAATATTTCCAAGTTTTCCTTTTTCTGCTTTTTTTAAAACATATTTATAAAATGGTTCGTATTCCTCTTTATGCAACAAATATTCATTAACATCTTTTATAGGTAAGATTACATTTTTACATCGTGCAACACCAAGTTTTTCTATTAAACTTTTGGCTCCTTTTTGCCCAGGTAAATCAGAATTCAAACAAATATAAATATCTTTAAATGGAGCAACATAAGGTATCCATTCAGGAGGAAAAGCGGACGCGCCAGTCGTTAATGCGACGACATTCTTAATACCCATTTGCGTAGCCGCAATACAATCAGTTTCACTCTCAACTATAACGATTGCTTTTTTAGTTTTATCTATATTATCATAGTTGAACAGTAGCGATGGTTGCCCCGAAATTCGTTTAAATCCCTTTTCCCGAAAATTCCTAAATTTAGCGTTCCAAAATTTACCATTTTCAATATGAGGTATAACAATATAATTGCCATCGCAACCAAGTTTAAAATTTGTAATACTTTCATCAGAAAACCCTCTTGATTTTAAATAATTATATGCTTCTTTATTGTTTTTTAAATTATTTATATATTCTGTTAAAACATCAAAAGATATTTCTTTTTTATTGCTAAAAATATTATTTGTAGCCGAAATTTCGTTAAGTTCGCCAAGTTGTGCTTTCAGTTGATAAAAATTTCCGCTTGCACCACAGAGTTTACAGTCCCAACATCCGTTTATTGAATTTATATAAAATTTATTTCTATTATCTTCACATATCGGGCAAGTTTCAACACAATATTGGTTATTCACAACCTCTTTATATTTCCAACCATTATCATCTAAATATTTTTTAATTTCTATATTCATTGTAAGGAGGTTATTATTTAAAACGCTGTGTGGGGTCGTAGGAGCGTGTAAGAGCCACGCAAATAGGTAAGTAGTACATTTGCTCGTCTTCGGAAAAACGAGGGCGTATAACCGACGATTTATGTATATGTATATTTTAACATATATATTAAAAAAATACTATACTATGGTTATACTGCTTTTATTCTTCTTTTTGCTATTTCACAATATTCTGGTTCTTTTTCTATTCCAACCCAGTTGAATCCTTCCATTTTAGCCGCAATTGCAGTACTGCCACTTCCAAAAAAAGGATCAAGAATTATTCCATTGGGAGGAGTTATCAATTTACACAAGTATTTCATTAGAGAAATTGGCTTCACCGTCGGATGGTTGTTACCACTTGCCACTTCGTATTCTGGAATTTCACAATGACAAGTATAATCATCACTAAAACTTTGTTTTCTTTGCCATTTTCCACACAACAAACATTTTTTATTATAAGTATTGCTTCCTGTCCCATTTTCAAATCCTAAATTACGCTCTGATTTTGAACTTTTAGAGCAATAAAAAAATCTACTCGCTGAACCTTCGCTTGCAGGAACATCATCGTAATTTTTTGATTTGTATTTTCCATAAATTCCATGATTGAACATTTCTCCTTGTTCGTTTCCAATATGATGTTTTGAACTTCTTGCCCCACTTTTTGCAATAGGAAATAAACTATTAACTTCTTCACTCCCATCTAAAATTAAATTTGAAGGAAATCTTCCCTTTAAATTTCCGCCAATGGTGCTTTTAGTTTTACTCTCATTAAAAGAATTTCTTCCGTACCTTTTATTGTTTGATTTTATTTCTGTTTTTCCTTGTTCTAATTGTGAAATTGGTGGATTTTCTGGTGTATAAGGAATACGGCATCCATCTATGTTAATGCCCCCTACTCCCCATTTTAAAACATTTTCGGCGATAGTTTTTTCTGAAATCGGTTTCCTTGCTAACACGATTGGTTCGTTTGCCGGTTTTAAATTCGTCCCAAATCCTTCCCATTTTGTATTTCCTTTTGTTATTTCAAATTCTTTTCCACTTCCATCTGCATATCCAATTCCGGTGTCCCCTTTTTGATGGTTATTTAATTTATTAGGTTGAGCACCACTTCCATTTTTTGATATTCCTAAACTTTCTCTTTTATTTCCTTGCGACCGGTCGATTGCTTTTCCAATATCTAAACTTTTCGGAAACCCACTGCCATAAATCCATTGAATTTGATCTCTAATTTCAAACCCAGCATCTTCAATAGCACAACACATTCTGTGATAAGTTCTTGTTCCTCCAAAAGATAAAAGATGTCCTCCTGGCTTAATTACTCTCCAACATTCTTGGAATATGAGTTTTAAAAAATTGTTGATTATATTTTGTGGTGTTTTGCTCAATGATTGGGTGACAAAATACGCATAAAGTAACAAGGTTAGATTCTTCATTAGTTCCTCCGATTTTATAGGGAATAATATGGTGGCATTGAATTTCTTTTCTCCCACAATATTTTCCACAAAATCCACAAGACCAGTTATCTCGTTTGTATATGTTTTTTCTAATAATTTGCCATTCATCTCCACGATAACATTTTTTATTTTTACTATTTCCATTTTTGTAAAAATAATTTCCTTTTCCTGACATTCTTCTACTTTGAGTAACCTTGTAACATTCTTTACTACAATGTTGTTGATTTCTTTTTTTGGAAATAAAATCGGAATTACATATAATACATTTTCTTTTTCTCCATTCAGAAATTCTTCCAGAATTTTTATATGGGTTATTGACGATTCTTTTAACAAGACCAACACTTCTTGCTTTGTAAGAGCAATTAGGTGAACAGAAGCGTTTTTCAACACATCGTTCAATTTCAAATATTTTTTTGCAAATTGGGCATTCTCTTTTATCTCTTTCGACTCTCCTTCCGTCATATTGACATTTTTTTGAACAATATATTCCTCTTCCCCATTTTTTTCTATTCGACAATATGTTAAAAGGTTTATTACATTTTTTACAAATTGCTCGTTCAACCAAATATATATCCATAAATTTATTATACTATCCCACTCTTTATTCATAAATCCATTTCCTGTTTCATTTACTAAAAAATAAGGTGGGTCAGTTACAACAGAATCTACTGAATTATCTGGAAAAGTTTTAAGAACTTCTAAACAATCTCCTTGATATATTTTATTTATTTCCATATTTTTAAAAATCTATTAACTTTATTTTCTTCATTTGTTCTAATGTAATAGGAGAATTATCTTTCTTCTTAAAATCATCTGCGAAAGATTTATAATCTATTGGTTTTATTGGCTCTGTTTTTGCTTTAATCAAATTTTCTTGATATTGCTTGTGCCACGCTAAATACTTTTCTTGCTCTTCGGGACTTAATTCGCTTAATTTAGAATTAACGCAACGGTAACCTTGGTTTTCTGGTAAATCATAAAAAGTAGCATCGTCCATTTCTTCAAATGGTGTTTCTTCACTGCCGTTTTCGTCAATATACTTATGAACAGTTTCTAACTTCCAAATATAATTGGTGGCGTTTTTTTCAAGCCACTGCATAGTTTTGATTATTTGCTCATCGGAATATCCTGAAAGATTTGAACTTGATTTTAAATCTCTGGAAATTGCAGATTTATATTGTTTTTCGTTTGTATAGTTAAATTTTTTAAATTTCCAATAAAGAGCAATTATCTGTATATGTCTTCTTTTATCATTTTTCATTTCTGATAACTTTTCTGAAAACGAAAAAGTGGTGGTTTTGGCGACGGCGGAACTAACTAAGGAATCAGTGGATTGGGAAGTCCGTGGTAACAATTCTTCTGGTGAATTAAAATTATCTTTTTCAGAATATTGAGAATCTTTTTCATCGTCCGAATTTTTCGTAGAAAAATCGGACACTGTATTTTTTTTACTATCCTCTACTACACTACCCTCTACTACCCTATACTGAGCGGTCCGTGGACTGTCCACGTCTTTTTTTTTATCTTTTTTGTTAATATGGGCTGTCCGTGGACTGTCCGTGGACTGTCCATTTCCTAATCTTTTACTATTGTTTTTAACATCTATACGAGGGGTTGGTTCAACTAATTCGATGTCTGGTAATATACTAATCAACAACTTTTTATAAATACTGTTTACTTTTCTATCTGGTCTTATTTGATTCATATCTGTCCAATTCATAATATAAGAAACCAAATCTTCATTTAGTATTTTTATAAATTTTTTTGCAGAAAGAACTCTCAAATTATCTTCTCTTATTCCAGTTAAATTTAAAATAGAAAATGCTTCGACAACACCATCGTCGTCGGCATTCATACATAACTGAGTATAAAGTGCTTGCGAATCGGTCGGCATTTTTATGTATCTAGCAGAGCTTGTTATTTTTTTTGTTAACATTCTTCTTTCAGCCATGTTTTTTTAATTAAATATTTTCAAATTTTATTTCGTCCCAACCGACTATTGAAATCATAAATCCAGAATCATCTAAAGTTTTAATAAAATTGTTATTTTCTAAAATTCCCATATTTGTCGTATCTATTTGCGTTCGGCTTAATACCGGGCAGGCGTTTGTTATTCCATTTTCATTTGCGTGAATAAACAAATAAAAATACAATACTCGTGTTTCGGTGCTCATTTTTCTAAAATTATCAGATTCTGTTATCCCACATAAAAATTCTTTTTCTGTTTTCGTTGTTTTTTATCTTTTCAACTAAAAAAGAGTTGACTTATACAGTGCCCTATCCCATCTCGCTGCTTTTGGGTCAGCGTTAATGTCATTTCTGGCATTAAAAAATAGAGCACCGTGTAAGTAAACCCTTTTCCCAAAAGAAAAGATGTTTATTAAATTACCTTATATACTTATTATACATTTCTTTTTTCTGTTCACAAAAAAGCGAGGAAAAAGCACGGCGGTGGCAGGCGGAACATATTAACTAAGACATTTAATTTTTGGTAGGTTAGTGGTAACAATATTCTGAGAAAAAATAATTATTTGTATTGGGGCGGGAGCCCCTTTGTATTTATTATATTATTCTTTTTTATCAGAATGTATTTTTGAATTAAAATCCTTATACCGCAAATATTTTTT